ACGGGCTTATCAAGCAATCCAAAGAATACTAAAGAACAGAGGAAAGGCACAACCGCTGATTGTAGGTGGTTACAGCAATTTCCTATTCTTAAACCGTGAGGGCTTGCCTAAGGTTGCAGGAAACTATGAGGGTATGGTGCGAGGGCTGATTAAGAAGTATAACAAATATCACACGGACAAGTTACCGAACATCACACCACATTCATTCCGACATACTTATTGTACGAATATGGCAAACAGAGGAATGAACCCAAACACCCTGCAATATCTCATGGGACACGCCAACATAACCATGACACTTGGCTATTATGCACACGGTACATTTCAATCTGCAAAAGCAGAACTGGAAAGACTGGCTTGTTAATATCGGAGCTTATATTTACTACTCATTTACTACTTTTGGTTGCATTTTCATGCTGGTAAATGCCAGCTTATGCAAGGTATCTTCCAAAAAGAAAATACCGATAAAGCCCTAAAATACGGGATATATCGGCATTTACCAACTTATGAAAAGATAATCAGAAATTTAGTAAGTTTTTGTTATAAAAAAGGAAAAACCCTCAATGCGATATTTAATTGTGGGCTTATTATAAATCTCAAGTCCCATTATAAAAGCTTCAATACTTTTTTCTATTAAGCGTTTTTTTAAATCTTCCATTTCAAGCCTCTCCTAACTTAATTCATGAGTAAATAAAACTTATACTATGACCAATACTCCATAATGTTTGAAAACTTTATAATCCATGATTCACCTATCAAAAAAACAAAAGAACCGCCGAATTTGTGCATGTTGCGCGATGCGCAACAGAGACCCGACGGGATCTGTTAATATTATATTACGATAATCCGTCGGTTATATCAACAAAATTTGTAAAATTTTCAGTTAAAATATATGAGTCCTTCCATATAATCACCCATCAATTATTATGTATCAGAAACTATATCAAATGATTATTTAAGAATAATGGGTCGTTGAATTTCAGCTGGTAATTTTTCGTATTCTGCCATAAGTGCTTTGAGATATCTGTCCTCTGGCATTGTTATGGTCGCGTCTTGCATAATAAATGCATAGATTAACATAAAAAAATACATAAGGCAGCCTCCCGCAAATAGAGAACATAGCCCTATTATGAGAACGTTTTCTTGAGGTTCGAGTTTAAGAAAAAGGATAAAGGATATAATTGAAAAGAACAAAAGCATGCCAATTCCTCTCTTCCTTTTCTTCTTTTGAGAGCGTGCATCTTCTGCATATATTCTATTTCTCAGAATCTCTTCTTTTTTCAAAAGCTCATCGTAAGACATATTTTCCATAAAACGCCTCTTGCCCTTTCTTTCACTGAAAAACTTTTTATACACTTGCATGGCCGTATAGCAATTATTTTATTACCTAAACCTAAGCTCTATTATCTCTCTTGGCAAGCCATAATACATAGACCATTGATCTATAGTATAATCCCAGTGCTCGAAAAGAACTTCATCAGAAATAACCAGTTCGGTCGCAAATTTGTTGGCCTCCATCTCCAGTTTATCAACTGAGAAAAGAGTCGTCTGCAAAAATGGCGCGCTGGAATGTTTATGCATTACTGCATGTCCGAGTTCATGAGCAACAACGAATTTTTCCATATATTCAGGCATGTTGTTGCCTATACATATAAGTTTGATTCTGTTCGCATACAAATAGAAACCTCTTACATTATCCATACCCTCGCCATATTGCAAAATTATACCCATCTCATTAACCAGCTCATAAGGATTACGAGTTTTGTATTTCTTGCAAAGTTGTTCTACTATATCTCTTACTTCCATGACACACCTTTAGAGTGATATATTTTATTTCTTATATTTGTTAGGAGTATATTTAGCTTTTGCAGCAAGTTTAGTAGTTCTCAGTGCATTTTTTAAGTTCATAGCGAAAATTTCTCGCGTTTCATCGTCCATAATCTGGCCATCAAGCATAAGGCCAGTATCCGAATCAACAGCGCTCAGCAAATCCTCCACCTTTTTATCTAGGTCCCTTTCTTCCTTATCACTTAGAACAGGCTGCCATTCTTTTTCTTTGCCGGTCATTAAATAATTTAAAGAAACATTCAAAAAATTAGAAAGTATAATGCATTGCTCGTAAGTTGGCTCCGTTCCATTTTTCTCCCATTGGCTTATGGCAGATCTTGATACTCCAAGGGCTTGAGCCATAGCAGCCTTAGTTTTGTTTTGCTTATTTAAAAGCGAAAAAACTCGTTCGTTTCGCTCTCCCATATAGTCCTCCCATAAAAAAGTTAAGACAACTTTACAAAAAACTATTGACAAGTTAAGACGGCTTAACTATAATGAGGATATAAAGTTAAGAACGCTTAACAATATGTTTAATTAAGTTTCCTTAACGTGATTATACATTTACTGTTAAGTAAAGTCAATTACTTTAGCATGAGGAAAGGAGATTTATTTTGAATAAAACTGAATTTAAAGCAGAAGTAAAAAAACAGCTTGCCTTAAGACATTGGAACTATAAAGACCTCGAGAGAGAAACTGGATATACGCAGAAAAGTATTCAAGTTATGATGTCAAACGAAGAAAAATTATCAGAAAATGCGATGAGATCATTCTCCGAAGCTCTCGGGATTGAAGCATCTGGGAAATAATATGGGCATAATCATCATACTCATAACAACAATAATTGGGCTCATTATATATAAGCGTGTAGATCCGTACAATTTCAAAATTTATGCAGCGTGGGCAATATCCGTAGCATTAGTAAGTATCACTATTTTACTTTGTAATTCATAAGTTCCGCGCTGAGTTTCAAAACTAATGCCGACAACTTTTCAATATACTCCTTGCGACGAGCTTCGGCGTAGGGGTCACCATACGTAGCGTCGGCATATTCGATAAAATCCAGAAGAGGCTTTTGATTTTCTTTTTCGCAGATTAAAAGTACTTTGTTTGCAGATGAGCTGAAAGCAATATATATTTCTGGGGTTTCTCGCCAGAGATTAAATTTACCGGCTTCAACGACAAACTCATTATATACGCGGTTTTTATCTGCATAATATACGTCAAGTTGCCTTTGGGATAATTCCTTGCCTATTTCAAGAGAGCGCATCTTAAGAGAATATCGATTATTTATAACAGCAACGATAACAGGAGAAATAATTGCCGCAACCGCAATGACTATAGTAATGATAGATAAATCCATACTTACACCTCCACTCAAAAGGATTATAGCATAAGAGAACAATACAGACAAACTACAATCAAATCAATAGGAGAAGAAAAATGAGAGCAGATATACACAAATTAAAAATAATTATGTTTTCCAAGGGCGAAACAAATACATCCATTAGCAAAAAGCTAAACATAAATCGTGATACATTTAGCAGATGGCTTAAGTATGAAAGCATACCATTGAACAAAATGCATGAACTCATAGATATTTTAGAAATGAATGACGAGATGATTATGGAGAGTTTCTTTGTAAGAGAAGAGGAAGCGGAAAAATTCATAATATGAAAGAATAAAACACGAATTAAGACAAGTAGTTTCCGAATACGATATGCAAAGAGAGGTGGAGGGAAATGAGAATAGAAACTATAGAAACTGAAAAATGCACAATACGAGTACATATCCCGGAACTCAGCGCAGAGGAACGGGAACGTAGAGAAAATTTAGCAAAAGAAGCACTTAAACGATTTTTCATGGCAATAGAAAGGGAAAAATATGAAAACAACAAATGACTATTATTCGACTTGCGCGTTTCCAAAACCGAGAGACAAAAAGAAAAAGCCGTTATATAACGGCTGGAAAGACAAGCCTAACAGATACTGCGTGTTTTGCAATACGCCATATGCAGAGCGCCACGAAGTATATGGCGGCGCAAACCGCCAAACAAGCATAATAGAGGGTTTCCAGGTAGACCTGTGCCCGGAGTGTCACAGAGAAATAACAGAGAACATAACCGATCGCGCCCAAAAGAGAAACATGGCATTAAAGAAATTTTTCCAAAAAAAGTGGGAAAACCAGAACATAAAACAGGGCGTATCACCAGAAAGGGCGAGAGAAGATTGGATTCAGATGATCGGGAGGAGCTATTTATGAACAATGAAACAAAAAAAGAGCGTATAAAAAAGAACCGCGAGAAAATAAGAAGCCTTAAAGAAAGAGGCATAAAAGGATACAGGGTAACAAAGAAAACTGATGGTTGTTGGCTTATTCAACCAATTCACGAATGAACATCTGTCACAAGGAGACTATCTATGAAATTCAAAGAATATTATAACAAAAAATATTTCATAAGAGAATTAGACATCGCTCTTCAGGCAGATCAGGAAAACAATATGCTGGATATGATTACATATTCATATGATGACGTCACAAACGATGAAATAATAACGGTTATATTCGCAGATGGAAATTACAAATCAATACTGGCGACCGGCAACAGCAACGGCCAAAACGCCAAAGAAATTATAGGGGTAATATATGGAAACCATTCAATATAACAGGGCGGAGAGAATCAACGCAATACCACACGAAATCACGAAATTAAAGAAATACAGAAAATATTGCGAGAATAAAGGCTGGTTAAGCCAGGCCGTAATATTGAAGAAGAGAATAGAAGAGCTGGAGTGTGAATTTGAAGAACTATACGAGTCATACGGAAAGGCATAAAAATGGATAGGTTAAATTGGGCTGTAAAAATCGAATGTCCGGGCGGAAAGTTTGAAGAACCAAATTTTATGACTATGGCGGCGTTCAGGCATTACGTCCATGCTGCTGATTTTATAAAAGCAATTGCACCAGAGGAAGATCGTCATAAGTGCAAAATAGTATACAATGGAGAATCAATCGATGAAGAAAAAATGTAACGGAGAAAAAATAATATTATGGCTGTTTCTGCTGGCGGTAGTGCTGGCGTTCGTCATAATGGGATTTCCGCAAACCCCGGAAGTGGACGCGGCATTAAACCCCAGCGCCGAAGAAATGCACGCGGAAGAACCGGCGCCGATGTACGACGTGCCACTGGATAAAGAACTGCAGTCGCACATAAATGAACTATGTGACCATTACGACGTGGACATGCCCCTGGTATTAGCAATTATAGGCCAGGAATCAGGATATAACCCAGGATTGACCGGCGACGGCGGAAACAGTATAGGGCTGATGCAGATTCAGCCAAAATGGCACAGTGCGAGAATGGACAAGCTGGGAGTAACAGACCTAGCGGACCCATATCAGAACGTGACCGTTGGAATTGATCTGCTGGCGGAACTGCTAGACAGCGGCAGCGTGGAATGGGCCATCACGGCATATAACGCAGGTGAAGCCAAGGCGGATTTTAACCGTGAAGTCGGCGTTACAAGCGAATATACCGAGAGTGTACTGATGTTAAGAGGAGAAATCATAAATGCTACATAAAAAAATATGCGTAGTATGCGGCGGCAATTTCTACAGTCAAAGGAAGAACGCAGTTACATGTTCAGAAGTTTGCCGCCGGAAGAGACAGACTATCGTAAACCAGGAGAAGCGCGAAACGAAAGAAGCAGAATGCAATTCGATAAAGATAAATCAATCGCGCATTGATAAAATAAACGAAATGGCGCGCTCGCAAGGACTATCTTACGGCAAGTATAAGGCACTGGAATACATGAAAGCAAACAATATATGAAATAAAGGGAGCAGCATTGTTTCACCATCTCGAAAGCTCGAATATTTAAAAGAGAGGAGGAACTCGTTTCTATAGAACTGTTTCTAAAAGCTCCCTTTATGTATAGGTATGGCGGGCGCCAAAAGTCCCGCCCCAACGATTTCATGAAATCCAGGGCGAGCCTGTCACGAATAGGCGATGACCCCGAATGAACGGCGATCCGGCAAGCGAAGCTAAAGTAAAATTCAAAGGTAGTAATAGTAGACGGATTGCCTATCAAGTGGGCGGAGAAAACAATAAAAATCAAAAGGCGATTCAATATGTAGTAGCGCATTCTCCGCCCATTGACAATCTATCGAGAGTGGGAGGCAGGACAATAATGTATCATATATTTTTCGAGCAATCCGGCACATTTAAAAATGAATTAAGAAAGTTGGGTCATGAAGCTTACGACTACGATATACGAAACGATTTTGGCGAAACAGATCATATCATAGACCTATTTTTGGAAATCGAAAGAGCATACAGATTGGAGTGTTCAATTTTTAATAATATCAAAACAGATGATATGATAATAGCATTTTTCCCATGTGTGAGATTTGAAGATCAGTCCATATTAAATGTCCGTGGTGTTAACAACGCTATGAAAAATTGGGCGTTAGATAAAAAACTACAGTATTCCCTAGATTGGCACGACGAGCTGCATTTCCTATATAACATAGTCACAAAGCTGGTTGTTGTCTGCCTGGAGCGGGAAATCCCATTGGTGATTGAAAATCCGTATTCTGCACAGCACTATCTTACCAGATATTGGCCGGTTAAGCCGGCAGTAATCGACAAGGATAGGCGGATAAATGGTGACCATTACAAGAAACCTACCCAATATTTTTTTATCGGCTGCGAACCGAAAAACAATATATTATTTGAACCGATAGAGTATGTCGAGCAGTTTAAGATAAAAGAAGTGAGAGACCAAGTTAAACGAAGTCTGATACACCCACAGTACGCAAATAGATTTCTGAGGCAGTACGTCTTGGAGGAAATTACAGGATAATAAATGTAATTTATTAAATAGCGAGGAAATTATGAAGATAATCAGAGTATTCCCTAAAAGAACAAGCTATACACCGGCTGACGACTATGTCTTTATCGGTATGCCGCCAATGGGAGCTTTCATTCCAGAGTATGACGAGGTGCATATATCATGCACATTTACATGGGACAAGGAATATTGCAAAGAACTTGCCTTTCAATGGGAGGCGGCGACTGATAAACCGGTCAAGCTGGGCTAAACAAATCAGAGGAGGCAAACAATGAGCAAAATTATGAATTTTGAAAAATACAAAGATGAAATACTAAAAATAGTAAACACGGGAGATAATATAGCGAAAAAAGACGGCAAAATAACTGGTTGCAAAAAAATACCATGCCCTCTTTGCGAGTTTAGTTTTGAGCGCAACGGCGAGATTTGCTCAATAAACACTATTAAATGGTTATTTGCCGAAGCAACGCCTACGCTGACAAAACGCGAACGAGGATTTTGCGAAATGGTGGGCGAAGGATATATAGCAAGAGATGAGGACGGAATACTTTTTCATTCTCAAATCAACAAACCACACAGGGAGACCGGAATTTGGGGCATAGGTTCCGGCAATTATGTAGTACTCCGAAATAGCGATTTTAAATTTATCGCATGGGACGACGAGGAACCTTGGGCAGTGGAAGACCTTTTAAAGATGGAGGTGGAAGAATGAGCAGGATAGATTCCGGATTAGTAACTAAAGAAGATGTTTTGGCAGCGGTTGAAATTACATTTAGAAAATATGGCATGAAATGGTCTCCGAATGATAAAAATGACGGATTAGCGGGTGCAGTACCGCAGGCTATTAAAGAAATACCCAATATAGAAGATATGGTGGAAGATATTCCTCCAATGATTGAAAAGGAATACAGTAAGACCTATTTAATGAAATGGACAAGGAAAGAACTGATTGACCACATAATGATGTTAGCACGTAATAATAATATTTTACACGAACAAATAAATCAGCAATATATAGACTTTCAAAAACTACTAAAGGAGGCGAAACAAAAGAGTGAATGACATCAAATTAAAACCGTGCCCTTTTTGTGGAGAAAAAGTAGAAAATTTTAATGAAGACAGATGGAACGAATGCGCTGCAGGCATACATTTTTTCATAACACGGGAAGAGGCTATTGATTATTAAAGGAGGCTACGATGACATACGAAGAAGCTGCAAAGCAAATACGAGAAAATGACTGTGACAAATGGTGTAAGGAACATAATGACTGCGACAACTGTCGCTGGGGAATAGCTCTAAAGGCATTAAAAAGGCATAACAGCTTTGACGAATTGACAAAACGCGTTGAAAAACTCGCAAAAGATGAACTATTAAGAGCGAATGAATCATTCCCAATGTTTCACTCTCCTCATGAGGGATTAGCAGTAATTTTCGAGGAAGCATGGGAGGCCAGCGAAGAAATGGAAGGGTATAACATAATATCGGCAAAGCTAAAAGAAGGCGTATTTAGGAACAAAGGCAATATAAACTCGCATTGCGGGACAATGAAAAGCATAGCAATAAAAGCTGCTGCTGAGCTAATACAAACAGCTGCCATGTGTCAAAAGATGATAAACAGTAAATTTAATAAAAAGGAGAACAACAAATGACAACATTTAAAGTATCAGCAAAATCAAAGGTAAACTCCGTAGCAGGAGCTATCACAGGAATTATTGTAGAGGAAGGAAGAGTAGAGATTAAAGCAATCGGCGCAGGCGCGGTAAACCAGGCAATAAAGGCGCTTGCAACTGCAAGGGGATTTTTAGCAGCAAGAGGAATAGAACTCCGCTGCGTACCGGCGTTTGATTCAGTCTCAGATGATACCAATGAAAAGACCATCATAAAAATCACAGCGGGCGCAAAGGAGGACATGTAATGGAAAATTTGAAAATCATTGAGGACCTAGGTGTTATTGGGACGGGCCGCCGCGGGAGCGAGAGGAGGTTCATAAAAGCCGAATGGTACGGCAATGAGCCTATTTATGAAGTCAGGGAGTTCTCAAAAGACGGCGAACCACTAGGCCGCAGAGGAATGACTTTCGACGAAGTCAAAAAGTTAAAAGAGATATTAAATAGTCACGATGAAATCTAAACGAGCCGGGCACAAAATGTGTCCGGCAAACCTATAGGAATTTTTTCTACATATATATAAGGAAATTATGGCGCTCGGTATGAGCAGTAACGCTTGCTAAGCTTATTAACAATAGAACAGGAAAAGAGTATGTACATAAGAGAAAGGTATGTCGCAGGGCAGACTATAATCACAAGAGAAAAGATGAAACGGACAGTGGATAAGTGTATGAAGAGAGCACCTAGAGAAAAGACGACTTCGGAGAAAGTTTGGCGTAATAATCTCAGGTATGCGATTTTCAGATTGACTCTTATTTTAAACACCAACTTTAAGCCAGGCGACCATCTGCTCACTTTAACATACAAAACGGAACCGAGCAAAAAAGAGGCAGAAAAAATATTAAAGGCTTTTCTCGACGGAATAAGGAGAGAGTGCCAGAAAGAGGGTATTGAGCTTAAAAGAGTTGCCGTAACGGAGAGAGTGGGAACGAGGCTTCATCATCATATCGTCTGCAGCAACATACCTTTCCGGATAATAAGAAAATGCTGGCCACATGGGACAGTATTTCATAAGCCTTTGTGGGACTATCCTAACTATGCAGATCTAGCGAGCTATTTATTAAAACAGGCGGCAGCTCTTCATATGGAAAACGGCGACATATCGAAGAAGAGATATACAACGAGCAGAAATATCGTAATTCCTGAGGGCAAAGAGGAAATCATAAGCCGCAAGAATATTGAAGATGAACCTCAAAGTCTAAAAGATTATCAGATAGACCAAGACAGCGTGCAAGTATACGAAAATGAACTGACGGATACTATATGCCGCGAATACATAATGGTTTCAACAAGGGAGACTCCGCGCCTAAAGAGATGGTCAAAAGGAAGAACGGCGCGAGGCGAAAGAATAAATTACACGAAAGCAATGCGCGAAGCGTACAAGGAAATACAGGGCACAATAGAAGAACTTATTCTATAGGTCTTTTGTAATGCGAAAGGAGTGAAAATGACGAGAGATTATCAGCGGAAGAAATCAAACCCCTGGATATTGCCGGCGAATCTATACCGGCAGACCTTATATGCCATAAGAGATTATGACCGATTAAAAAGCGAATATGAAGAGGAAATCAGACTTATATGCGGAGTGATGGACGGACAGCCCAGGGGAACGAAGATAGGGGATCCGACAGCAAATACAGCTATAAGGCTTGAGAGGATATATAGCAGGATAAAGGCGATTGAAGAGGCAAAAAAAGAGATACCCGAAGAATACATCAAAGGAGTGTGGCAAAATATTCTATATGCAGCGCCATTTCCGCATGATGCCGGAAGAGCTACATACAGCAGATACAAGTCAAAATTCGTATATGAAGTCGCAAAAAAATTATCTTTTTTGTAAAAGATGAGACGCACGGGAAAACTTTTTAATTTATAATGATAATGTGGGGAAAAAATGAAAGTGAGTTCAGCTGACTCATAAGGATAGGAAATTTCACGTTGACATAATCGCAGAAATGTAATACAATGTATTACGAAAGGAGCGATAAAAATGACTGTTTCAATCAGACTGAATCCCGCCGAAGATGAATTGATACGCAGTTATGCAGATATGCACGGAATGACTGTATCAGAATTTATGAGGCAGAGCGCCATAGAAAAAATAGAAGATGAACTGGATATTGAATTATTTAAAGAGGCAAAAGAAGATTTTAAGAGAAATCCGAAAATATACACGCTTGAAGAGGCAGAGAAAGAACTGGGTTTGCGATAATGTATAAAGTTGTATTTACGGACAAAGCAATTAAAACGCTGAAGAAACTTGACAAGAGCGTTTCGAAGATGATATTTGCATGGATTAGAAAAAATCTTGAAAATTGTGAAAATCCGAGAAGCCAGGGCAAGTCTCTCGTTGGCAATTATTCTGGTATGTGGCGCTACAGGGTAGGAGATTACCGGATAATAACAGAGATTTCAGACGAAGAAGTTTTAATCTATGTTGTAAACGTAGGACATAGAAAAAATATTTATTAAAGATAACGGAACGTACCGCAGCAACCTTAGGGTCTGCGGTCTTTTAAAGAGGTTAAAAAAATTAAAAATATAAAATCAAAGGATTAAGGGAGAACAATAACGAGCAGAGAAAGAAGTGAAGAAAATGCCACAAAAGAGCAAATACGAAACACACGTAAAACCATATATCGAAGCTGTAAGGGCGTGGTGCAGAAAAGGAGCGACAGAGGAAAGCATAGCCGGAAAGCTTGGAGTATCATATTCAACTTTCAGAAGATATAAAAGTCAATATAAAGAACTTGAAGAGGCCCTAAAAGAAAGTAAGGCTCTTGCCGATTCAGCTATTGAAAACGCGCTTTTCAGAAAAGCAGGAGGCTACAATGCAGAAGTAAAGAAAACATTTAAATGCAAAGAAGAATACTATGACGAGCGAGGGAGAAAGTGCGTAAGAGAGGTTTTGCGTGAGGGAACTGACGAGGTCCATGTTGCACCGGACACGCAAGCGATTACATTCTACCTAAAGAACCGCCAACCGGAAGACTGGAAAGACAAACAGTCCATTGAGGGCAGCATGGAATTTTCATATAAGCTGGAAGATTTGATATGACATATAGTGCAGATTTTTTAATCGAGCGCCGAAAGGCAAAATGGAAAGAACTAAAAAGCATAGACTACGACAAAAAGTTAAGGCGTGCGATAGCAGGGCAGATAATAACGTCAGAGCAGCTCTTAGCTGAGATAAAGAAAAATCCCGAGAAGCTTATAGAACTGGAATTTGTGGTAGTAGATAAAGAACAGCGTACAACGCCGTTCTTTTTTAATGAGGTTCAAAGGGATTTCATTGAAAGACTAAATGCAGCGATAAAGGATTTTGAAGAGGGCTTAATACAAGATATCTCAATACTCATATTAAAGGGCCGCCAGCAAGGATTTACTACGCTGGTTACAGCGTACCAGCTGGCAACAAGCATATTAAACAGAAACTTTCAAGGCTTCACTCTGGCTGACGTTGCAGACAACTCAGAAGCTATATTTCAGAACAAAGCAAAGTTCCCATATATGCAGCTGCCGGACATATTAAAGCCAACGGAAAAGTTCAATAACCGCCGCCAGCTGCTATTTGAAAAGATAAACTCAAGCTGGGAAGTAGACACTGCGACAAAAGACGTAGGACGTTCAAGGACTATAAGCTTTTTCCACGGCTCTGAGTGTGCCTTTTGGCAGCAGGGGATAGCCCCTATCCAGGCAGGACTCGGACAGGCGTTTACAAAGAACTGCATAAAGGTGTATGAATCAACTGCAAACGGATATAACGATTATCAAACCATGTGGGAGTCCGGCGCGCATATAAACTGCTTTTACGAATGGTGGCGAACTCCTGAATATATGAGTAAATTTCCAAGCGAGCATGCAAAGGAGAAATTTTTAAAAGACATAAGGCAAAAAGACGGCTGGATTTATGAGAGACTTAAGTGGCTTTACGAAATAAAAGGTCTCACACTGGAGCAGCTGAACTGGTATTACCGCAAATATGAGGAGATCATAGACAAGAGGCTCATAAGACAGGAATATCCATGCACGCCTGAAGAGGCCTTTTTATTATCCGGCGACACTGTATTCGACACCGAAAAGCTTACGGCGCGTCTCCAGACAATTAAAAAACCTATAAAGACAGGATATTTCACATACGACTACGACGGCCTTAAGATATCCAATATAAAATGGGTAAATGACCGAAACGGATATATCAAGATATATCAAATTCCAAATTCACCGGAGATTACAAAGTACTGCATAGGAGGCGACACAGCCGGAGAGGGAAGCGACTGGTTCACAGGCCATGTTTTAAACGCAAAGACCGGGGAGCAGGCTGCTGTTTTAAAACATCAGTTTGACGCAGACCAATACGTAAAGCAGATGTACTGCCTAGGCGTATACTATAAAAACGCGCTCATTGCCATAGAGGCCAATTTTGACAGTTATCCGATAATGGAGCTGCAGAGAATCGGCTACGGCAATCAGTATGTGCGGGAAGCGCAAGACACATACACAGGAAAGCTTGAAAAGCGGTTCGGATTTAGAACGACAGTGCTTACAAGACCGACGATAATATCAAGGCTGGTAGAAATAGTGAGAGAAAATACAGAAAGCCTAAACGACGAGGATACAATCAGAGAACTCTTGACGATAGTGAGAAATGAAAAAGGCAAAGTGGAAGCTCCTGAGGGGAGACACGATGACCAGATGATGGGGCTTGCAATAGCCCACCAGGCAAGAGAACAAGTGGTATTTGATACGGAAGAGATACATGTAAAACATCAATATCACTTTAACATAGAGAGCGAGCGTGAAAGAACGTATGACTTCGGGGAGGATATTACGATAGTTTAACGAAAGGGAGAGAGAAATGGCAGAGGCGATAATACTGATGATAGCTGTAAGCACGCTGAACATAGTGTGCTTTTTTATTGGAATCAAAGCCGGCAAAAATGGAGATATAAATGTACCGGACATATCAAAGATAAACCCGGCCAGAGTATATGAGGAGCACAGAGAAAAGAAAGAGGCAGAGAAGAAGATGAAAGAGATGGAAAATATACTTGCCAATTTGAACAGATACGACGGCACGGGCATAGGCCAAAGAGATATAAGATAGGCGGTGAGCACAATTGGACATTAAGGAAATCAAGAATACAGCCATATGGTCTTTATACGAAAAGGGCCGCAACTACCACAGAATGACAAGCATATATGTTGACACTGACAGAAACTACAGAATGTACAACGGAAATCAGTGGGAGCATGCGAAGCTTGGAGACGTGGAGCCGGTCCAGAAAAATTTCATAAAGCCCATAGTAAAGTACAAGGTCGGCGTAATACACAACAACCTCTATGCGGTGAACTATTCAAGCCAGAACTTTGAGAATAAGGAGTTCAGGCAGGAGGCAGAGAAGATCTGCGAGATGCTGAATAAAAAGGCCGCCAGAATATGGGAAAAAGACAAGATGGACTATGTCGGGCGGAAGATAACAAAAGACGCAGCGATAAATGACGAGGGCATAATATATGTCAATTACGACATCGAAAAACAAATGCCTATCAATGAAATAGTGAAGAAGAATGACATTTACTACGGCAACGAAAACGACGAGGACATACAGGGCCAGCCATATATACTGATAAGAAAGCGCATGCCGGTAGCAAACGCTATGGAGATGGCAAGAGAAGAGGGATTAAGCGAGGATAAGCTGGCGTTCATCATAGGAGATAACGATACCTTTGAGGAGTCGGGCGAGGCGGCAAAGCTTGAAATAGACAACATGGTAACGGTAATAACCAAGATGTGGAAAGAAAAAGGTACGGTGCATTTTTCCGTTGCCACTCGCTGGATAGACATAAAAAAGGACAAGGACAGCGGCCTTACTTATTACCCTGTGGCGCACTATCTATGGGAAGAAAAGGAGGGGAGTGCCAGAGGCGAGGGAGAGGTGAGGACTCTCATTCCGAATCAGATTGAGGTCAACAGAACAGAGGTCAGGCGCGTACTGACAGTCAAATATCAGGCATATCCTCAGAAGATTGTAAACACAGAAAAGGTGAGCAACCCGTCTGCACTCAATCAGGTGGGAGGAGTGATAAAGACGAAAGGCGGGCTGGGCGTAGACGATGTAGCAAAGATTATATCGACGCTTCCGCCGGCGCAGATGTCGCCTGACGTCAAGCAATTGCAGGAGGACCTGATACAGGTAACAAGGGACCTTGCCGGAGCAGGGGATATTGCGACAGGACAAGTTAACCCAGAGGACGCATCGGGCAGGGCTATCTTGGCAGTGCAACAGGCCTCTCAAAGCCCTATGACAGAGCAGAGGGAGTCATTTAAAAACTTCGTAGAGGACTTAGCCAGAATATGGCTTGATATGTTCATCGTTTACAGCAAGGACGGAATAAAGCTTGAAAAAGAGGTTACGGATCCTCAGACAGGGGAAATAATAACGGAGCTTGTTGACGTCTCGCAGACGCAGCTTAAAGAACTGCAAGCTACGGTAAAGGTAGACATCACGCCTAAAGGCGCTTTTGATAAGTATGCCCAGGAGCAAAGCATTGAAAACATGTTCCAAGCGGGAATGTTTAACGCAGAAAAACTGCCGGAGCTTAAAACTTATGTAAGACTTTTAGACGACGACTCTGTAATGCCTAAGCAAAAGCTTGAAGACGCGATAAAGATAATTGAAGAGGAGCAGCAGAAGATTGCCATGATGAACGCAGAAGCGCAGCTCATGAAGCAAAGGGCAAATCAATTCTTGATGGGAGACCCTGAGGTGCAGGGCGGCCAGATGGCTGATGCGCAAATGCAAATGGCAGGAGAGCAAGAAGTCTTGCCTGAAGAAGAAGCCGAACCGATAAAAGAAAATCCAGACGATAATTAAAGGCTTAACAGCCTTTTTATTTTGTCCAGACATGTAAGACACAAAACTGTATGGTGCGGTGAAGTCAAACACCCAACAAAAAATAGGAGGTTAAATATGTCAGAAGAAAAAGACCTGGTATTGGAAAATACTGAAAACGCAGAGGAACCGACTGCAGAAGAAACGGTTGAGAGCGAAGTTTCTGCCGCCGAAGAGGAAAGTGAAACTATAAGCTATACCCAGGAAGAGCTCAATCAGAAAGTGGACGAGATGGTGGCCAGAAAGATTGCGCGTAAGGAGAGCAAAATCCGCAGAGAGTATGAGGAAAAGTACGCGCCATACAAAGAGGCCGAGAGGGTATTAAACGCAGGACTAGGCACGTCGAGCATATCAGAGGCGACAAGCAACTTGCGTAAATTCTATGAGGAAAAGGGTTTAGAAATCCCGGAAGACCAGAACGGAGGATACAGCAACGACGATTTAAAGGTACTGGCCGACAACGAAGCTCAGAAGATAATCGACTACGGCCTTGATGAAGTAATTGAAGAAGTCGACCGGTTGGCAAGCAAGGGAGCGGAGAACATGACGCCGCGCGAAAGGCTTGTTTTCGCAAACCTTGCCGGATACAGAAAGTCCGAAGAGGAAAAGAGAGAACTGGCGAAGATAGGAGTCAGCGAGAAAACGCTAGAGGACGAAGAGTTCACCGACTTTGCCGGGAAGTTAAACCCTAGTCTATCTATCAAAGAAAAGTGGGAGCTGTTTAATAAATACAGACCACAGAAAGAAATCGAGCCAATAGGAAGCATGAAGAGCAGCGGCGGAGCGGATACAGGAGTAAAGGACTTTTACACAAGGGAAGAAGCTCTTAAGTTCACTAAAGAGGACTTTGACAAAAACCCTGAACTGTATAAGGCCGTCGACAATTCCATGAAACATTGGAAATAGCATGCTTCAGTGAAAAGGAGGAATAAGAAATGGCAGTAAGCAATTTTATTCAGTCTATATGGAGTAAAAAAATCCAGGACGACTTAGAGCTCAAGACAAAGCTCGTACAGAATTGTCTGAGAGACTATGAGGGGGACTGCAAATATGCGGCCTCGGTAAAAATCCTCGGCGTGGGAGAGCCGACAATCGGAAAGTATGACAGCACTCAGGACATCAATATCGAAGAGATGACCGACAGAGGTCAGCTCTTGTCTATCGACCAGGCGAACTATTTCGCCTTTTACGTAGACGACATCAATCAGGCACAGTCCGTACCGGGTTTAAAAGAAAAGTATCAGGAAAAGGCGGTGCATGGTCTGGCTGTGGCAAGAGACACTTACGTCGCAGGACTGATCAAGGGAGTAACAAGCAACGTGACAACAGCTGCCGACTTGACTCAGGCGGATATCAAGAAAGCCATTGACGAGGCCATAGTGGCCTTAAGAGAGAGAAACTTTGACGAAGAGGGCGTCATTGAGATAACTCCGGCAGTATACAATCTTTTCAAGAACGAATTGATTACACTCTCGACAAACAACCCGGAATACATAAAGAAAGGCATCGTGGGAGTTTATGACGACTTTAACGTCATAATGTCAAACAACATGGCCAAGGATACTGCCGGCTCAGCCAAGTACGCATATTGCGACATCAGAGGCAAGAAAGCGATCGCTTTTGCCGGTCAGATAAACGAAGTGGAAGCCCTCAGAGCAGAGAAGCGCTTCAAAGACATCGTAAGAGGTCTTGATACTTTCGGAGCCAAGGTCATAGACGAAGCACGTATTCAGGTCGTCAAGGTACCGCTTACAGCAAAAACTCAGTAAACAGGCTAAGAACACATAGCAGGGCGACAGCAAGTCGCCCTGATTTGCCGCATTAAGAGAAAAATTTCGGTGCAACTCCGAAAAGTGCGATTGAGGAGGAAAACTACGATGGAAAAATTCATAAAAAGGCCGAGCATTGAGTTATATCCGGGGATAACGGTTGATAAGGATACCGTCATAGAATATGAAAATGAAAATGTCAGTCAGAGCCTTGCAAATCTGCTCTTTAAATCTATCACAAAGTTAGAGGGCGAAGATTATGAAAGCGAGTATAAGACCGTTATAAATCTAAAAGAGGGAGACATTCTCATCTTTGAAGAAGAGGGCAGAGGATACATAAAGCCGGTCGAGCAGCTTGTGAGCGTTAGGGAGGCCATAGAAGAACTCGAATGTATAAAGGACATATAGGAGGCCATCATGACATTACTTGAAATGAAGAAGAAAGTGCTTGCCCTCATTGAAGAGACGAGCCAGACAGAGAGCGAGCTTACAGATGATCCTGACATCAAAGAGAAGATAAACGACGTTATAAACCAGGTACAATTTGAACTGGCGAGAATAAAGAAGATACCCGCAAGAGAGAAAAGGAAGATAACCGAAGAAAGTCTGGAGCTTGACCTTGATACATTGGAAGACTTTTATCAGCTGGAACGCATAAGGTTTGAAAATGAAGAGGGCGAGGACAGTTCCTTTGAAATCTTCGGCGATATAGCTGAATTTACAGAGCCAGGAACTGCAACGATATATTATTACAAATATCCGAAATCCATAACGGCAGACACAGAGGACGACTATATTTTTGAACTTTCCGGAGATGTTCTTGAGATAATGCCGTATGGTGTTGCCGCAGACATTTTGAAAAGCGACGTGTCCAATGGATATGGCCAGATATATAACCAGAGGTATGAGCAAATGCTGCAGAGGCTTGACCCGAGATATTCGACCGGCTTCATATACATAGATCAAGGAGTGATGATTTAATGTCCAGCGGAGATTTAATATCGAGAATATACCATTCGTTTCGCGGCGTGGATTTCAGAGGCGAGGAAGTAAATGTGCTGAGAAGTCCTGATAGCCTGAACATGTGGAAAGAATACGGAGAGATAGAAAGCATAAGAACGCGTCCGAAGCTGGAAAAGCTCCATAGCTTTACAGAGTCTGTATGGGGAATCTTTTTTTATTCTGTAGGAAACAAGGAATATACTCTGGTGCACAGCGGGACAAAGCTATACAAGGCGGAGAATGGGAAGAACACGCTTCTTTATTCGGGGCTTAACCCAAGGAGAAGCCAGAGCTTCATATACAATAATATATGGTACTTCAAGGACGGCCTTAATTATCTCAGATATGATGGAGAGACGATAAAGGAGGTGGAGGGGTATATACCGACTACCTCCATAGGAAGAAAACCGTCCGGAGGGGGCTCTACGTATGAAGATGTAAATATGCTCACCGGGATAAGGATAAATACATTTTTAGCAGACGGCAAGAGCAAAGACTTCTATTTAGATTCCCAAGGAATCGACTCTGATTATACGCCGGTGGTAAAGGTGAACGGCGTAAAAGTAACTCAATATCAAATGAATCCCATTGAGGGGAGAATAACTTTTACCACCGCGCCGGCAGAACCACTGACGGACGGTCAGGACAATGTGAGCGTACAGTTTAGAAAGACTATATCAGGATACAGAGACAGAATTGACAAGTGTACTTTGCTTCAGGTATTTGATAACCGCGTATTTTTCAGCGGAAACAAGGACTATCCGAATACAGTCTGGCACTCAAGCTTAGATAATCCTGCCTATTGCAGTGACCTTGACTATTACGAAGAGGGACTGGACCTTGCGCCTGTAAAAGCTTTGGTAGCGGGGAATAACGCCTTATGGGTATTTAAGGAACCGTCACAGGCAAATACAGCGATATTTTATCATAACCCAGTAGTGGACGGCGAATACGGCAAAATATATCCGAGCACGCATTCGAGCATATCTACTGGCTGTGTGGCCACAGGGACGAATTTTAACGACGATATAGTCTTTGCATCTACCAGAGGAATAGATGGAATATCAGGAGACATTACGACAGAGCAAGTTGTAGGCCACAGAAGCACTATGGTAGACAGAAAGCTGCTTACTGAAGAGGAATACAAAGACATGCTCATGGAGGAGTGGAAAGGCTATTTGCTTGTATTCACAGGAAAACATGTATATGTAGCAGACTCAAGGGGCGTATTTCAAAACGAAAACCATATGGAGTACGAATGGTTTTACTGGGAGCTGGATAAGAATGTAACCAGCACGAAAGTAAACGGCGACGTCTTATACATCGGCACAGAAGACGGAGTATATACGCTTACAGACAAAGAATCAGGATTATCTAGTTATTGGACGACTCCAATTGACAAATTTGACCACCCCCAATATTTAAAGACCACGAACAAGAGAGGCTGCGTAGCGGAGGCCATAGGAAGCGTAGAGGTCTATGCCAAGACAGAAAAGACGGAGTGGGAGAAGATTGGAGAATACGAGAACGTCACAGACTATTTTGTCAGCAGAATCAAGCGCAAGAAGTTTAAGAACATACAGCTTAAATTCTGCTCAGATACGAGGTTTAGTTTAGAGTCGGTGACGCTGGAATGTTATATAGGCGGATATATCAAGAGATAAGGAGGGAAAAAGGTGGCTGTAGATTATAACGACAAGCGGTTTACGGAAGTCGAAAAGGATAAAAATGCTGCTTTAAGCAATATAAATAACACATACAACAACATGATAAACCAGACTGATAAGTATTATCAGGCTCAGATAGACGCGACTAAGGAATACGAGAAAACTCAGACTGAGCTGCAACAGCAGCAGACGGACTTTGCGATAGAAAAGGTCAATCAACAAAAAGAGCAGGCGAAGAAAGATTATACAAAGGAGCAGTCCGGAGCTTATGTGGATTGGCAGAAACAATCTAACATGTACGGCGCAAATGCGGAGCAGATGGCGGCGAGCGGCCTTGCCGGCACCGGGTACAGCGAGTCATCACAGGTAAGCATGTATAATACTTACCAAAACAGAGTGGCAACTGCCCGCGAGGGGTACAATAACGCCATTTTAAACTACGATAATGCCATAAAGGACGCAATGCTCCAAAACAACGCAAAACTGGCTGAAATCGCATATCAGGCTCTGCAAGCGCAGCTTGAGTTATCTCTTGAGGGCTTCCAGTACAAGAATAACTTAGTGCTTGAGCAGATGAACAAGCAGCAGGAGATCAACAACGAATACTATGACAGATGGCTCAACGTATTAAATCAGATAAACACAGAGAACGCTCTGGCAGAAGAAAAGAGACAGTTCGACGCGCAGCTGGCAGAAGAGAAGAGGCAATATAACGAGAGTTTGAAGCTGCAAAAAGCAGCACAGAAAGCTTCATCAAGCAGAAGCAGCTCGTCAGGTGGAGGCGGAGGTAATAATAATTCCCAAATAAATAAGTCTTCTTCAATAGGAAGTAAATATGTTACAGTTGCGAAGAGTATGGCGTCAGGAATTGCAAAATCTACCTTGGCGGCTACCAGGAATAAAGATGCAGCGGTAGCTGCAACGAAAAAATACTTAGACGCACAAGCATCGCAAGGACTTATAACATTTGCTGAATATCAAAGCATATTAAACAGTATTTTTTAGAGGTGCAAAATGACTGATAAAAAGAAAAAAAGATATCTCGAAGTCTTAGAAGAGATAAAAAAAGAAAGAAACCTCAATGTTGAAGAGGAAATGAAGAAAGTAGATAACTATTGGAAGCAGTATGAAGCTTCGGTGCAGGATAGCACTTTATCCAGGCAGAGTAAATTAACAGGCAATAAAAATGATGACTTCAAAGAAACGGCAAGAGCCATAATTAAAAACAGTCTTACATCTGGACCGAGCAGCCCAAGGTACAGCCAGTCATACATATCTGGCAATTCTTCAGAAGATTTTGAAGAAGCGGCCGACAAAATAAGGAAAGATATAAGCATGGAGGCCAATTATAGACAGAGAGCAAGGCTTACAGCCTCTGAAATGAAAAAAAGCCAGAAAAAGCAAAAAGAATTAGAGCAAGAAAGAAGCAACTATATAATCAATTACGATGCGACTATCCAGGCCGAGGGCGAAGAAATTCTTTCAAAACTAAATGAAGAGGAAATGAAATCCCTGGACTTATATGTAAAAGCAGAGGGAGCACCGCTTTTAAAAGATGACTACATAAAAGGTCTGCGCGAGAAAGGATATACCGAGAAAGAAATAGAAAAAGCCGCGGACGTTAGAAAGAGGCAGCTTGATGCGATAAAAACAGCAGAAGAAATGGAAAAGTCGGCAAAGTTTGCAGAAGAGCATGAAGTTCTTGCAAGCATTCTTTCGGTTCCGCAGAAATTCATAGGCGGTATTGCAAGTGCGGGAAGCTCGATCATGCAGTATTTCGACGATCCATACAGAAGCATAAATACAAACACAGGAGCATTTCTCTTAACCAACAAGGCTAACGCGGCCAGGCAGGAAGTAGCAAGCGACATGGGCTCAGTTGGAGCTTTTCTATATAACACGGGAATGTCTATTGGAGATATGTCTCTTTCCATGCTGGCAGGAAATAAAGCTGCTGCTTTAAGCGGCGCAGCGAAAGTGGGAAGCGCAACGACGCTAGGCAGCATGGGCGTACAAGCATTTTCCGATACCGTTATTGACCTTACGGCGCGAGGCGCTAACGCTGAGCAGGCTATGCAAGGCGGACTGGCCGCAGGAACTTTTGAAATCCTGTTTGAAAAGGTATCTCTTGGCAATTTCAATAAGCTTAAGCAAGTACCGGCGACAGAACTTAAAGGATTTGTCAAGAATGTGGCAAAATCCATTGGCGTAAACGCTTCGGAAGAAGTGTTTACAGAAGCTGCCAACATCATATACGATACCCTTGCCAACGGAGACATATCAAACCTTGAATTGCAAGTGAAAGCGCTGATGGAGGAGGGATATTCTGAGTCTGAAGCGAGAAGCAAAGTTTGGGGAAAATTCGGCCTGCAGGTATTAGAGGCAGGACTTGCCGGAGGACTGACAGGTGGAACTCTTGGAGTCGCAGGACAGGCTAAAGGCACATACAGAGCGTCTCAAAACAGTAGAGCGATAATTGAATCAGAGGTAGAAAAAAGAGCTGGCGAAGAAAGAAAAAAGACTGCAATAGACAATGAAGTAGAAAAAATAATTGCCGAGCGAAGCGAGACTTTCGGGGAACTTTCAGAAAAAGAAAAGAACGCAATCAGAGAAGACGTAATCAATAAGGTGGAAAACGGAGAGATAGATTACTCAGAGACAGAAATTAAAGACGATATCATAAAAGGAATACAAAAACAAGTAAACGAAGAACTGGACAGAGGAGAGCTGAGCATAGACGCTGTAGAGACAGCCCTTGCAAAAGAAGAAAAAGAAACCATAAACCGTCTGTCAGAAGAACTTGAAAATGCAAAGACCGATGAAGAGCGCAGCATAATTGAGGCTGAAATAAATAAGACAAGATTATCCCTTGCTGAAAAAATGCAAAAATCACTGAGAAGTGATATAAGGCTGCAGGAAATATATAAACAGGAAATGCTAAAAAGTGAGGATATTGATGTAGTAGAACAAAAGACTGATTCAGACATAACCAAAGAACTCATAAAAAGCGCCAAAGCTGTAAATATGAACAATACACGCAAATCACATGAACTGTTTGACTTTGTAAATAAAGTTGCAAATGACATCAAGACAAACTATAGATTTGTAAACGACGCGCAGCTTAGGCAGCTTGGTTATGAAGTAGACGGACAGGCAGTAAACGGACTTGTCAGAAAGAACAGCGACGGAACATATAACGTCTTGCTGAATGTAGAGGCAGGAAAAGAGAGCCAAGCATTAGCCGTTATAATAGGACATGAAACTACGCATTTACTTGAAACTACAGAGGAATATTCCAGATTAAAAACATTGCTCAAGGAATATGCAAAGAGCAAAGGTGAATATGACAGCAAGCTAGAGTCAATAAAGAAACTATATAAAGATGTCGACGCGGATATAGAGGGCGAGGTGACAGCAGACCTTATCGGCAGATATCTTCTTACTGATGAAAAATTCGTAAAAGAACTGTCAGTAAAAGAGCCAAACATATTCCAGAAGCTTTATAATCACATAAAGAGAATCGTAAAGATGGCCACAGCCGGAAGCGAGCAGCAGAAACAACTGCTTAAGCTGCAAGAGAGCTTTAAAAAGGCGTATAAGGAACTGGGAAGCACGCAGAAGACTTCTGAAGCTAAAAGCATAGATGGAGAAATTAGTACGGAATTAGAAAGAACCATCAGCGAAGAGGTGAAGTATTCATTAAAGCAATTTGAAGACGGCCGGAGATTCGTGGAAGTGGATTTAGAACAGAATCAATTCGATGGACTGTCTGATAGAGAAAAAGGCAAGTTAGCAACAAAAATAATAAAACAAAAATTTATGGGCAAAGTGATAGGTTCAGAAAACAAAGCGTATGTAAACTCAAAAGGAGCAGAGGAATATGGTTTTCCGCTAGTTAAACTTACCCCTGAAAAACACGATGCTAAAATGAGAGCTTCTACGGAGCTTGATAATTTATTGGACGCAGGCTTTAATTTCAGAAGCGAGGCTGACGGTAAAGACGGACATATACATGGTAAGGCTGTAAAAGGATTTAATTATTTTGATGTTATATTTAAAGTAGGCGATAATTATTATAGCGGAGTGATAAATATTGCAGATACACAGAGAGGACTATTATTCAAAGACGTTACAAAAATAAAAGATGTTACTAAGGATACCTTGGATTCATACGGAGAAAAACCGCAGACCCAATTCCTTAGAACATCTTCTACCAATAGTATATCCAACACCGAGCAAAAAAGCAACATAAAATATTCAATCGCCGGAGAAAAAGCATTAAATAAAAATAATGAATATTTGAAGCAGGCTAAAGTGATGGAATTAGCCGGAAAAACCAGCGAAGAGATAAGAAAGGATACAGGCTGGTTTAGAGGACTCGATAATAAATGGCGTTTTGAGATCGATTCCAGCGAAATGAAAGTAGATACTAAAGGTAAATTCCATAGAAATCCAGATATAAGTCGTTATCAAACCTTACTCGAAAAAGCATATTTTACAGGTACGGCTACAGAAGCAGAAATTAAAGAACTCCAGCAGCTTGACAAAACGCTAAAAGGAGCTTTAACAGAACCTAAGAAGTTAGGGGATCTAATTGACTACCCGCAGCTTTTAGAGGCATACCCCGATCTTGCTGATGTAAATATTGTATTTTCGGAAGATCTGGGAGAGATAAAGGGCACATACAGCTCAAAACGCAATGAAATTGTTATAAACAAGAGCTTAAAATCAAATATGAAAGAGTTGAAGCAAACTCTTTTACACGAAATGCAACATGCGATACAGGATATTGAGGGGTTTGCCAAAGGTTCAAATACAATCGGCCTCGACTATTGGAATAGCGCCGGCGAAATAGAGGCGAGAGATGTTGCAAACAGACTAAGCTTAAACGAACAGCAAAGAAAAGATGTAAGGCCTGATATAGATAATGACTCTGCGATTGTAAAGTTTTCCCTTAGAAACAAAAACATCACAGAGGACACAGAAATACCATACGTAGTAAACGACAGTTACATAACAGTGCAGAAGAACAACAAGATAGCATTAGCCGAGTTACAGGATAGAGTAAAGAATCTCCCAAGGGGAACATATGAGAATAAGGCGACAGGGTACAAGGCGGATATAAATCGTACAACAATAGGGAAGATATTAAACCCAACCAACAACAATGGACATGTAAAGTGGAGTAAAAAATATATAAATAATCTCAATGCCGCAACTCAGTTGCCGGAGCTTTTTAAAAACGCTGTGTATGTAGACACGAAAGAAAACCAAAAAAGTAAAAATACAGGCAAAGAGATATTAGGATACCACCACTTTATTGCTCCTATTTACATGAATGGTGAAGAATACCGAGTCAGAATTGTAGCAAGAGAAAAAGAAAAATCAGACACACTGTATATCGTGGAAACTGAGATACTACCATTAAAAGACGGAGTCCGCATGGCAGCAGGTCAAATGCCTCCTACTTTGGGCGCAACTCCGTCTACTATCACTATACCTGACCTCATAAAAGATGTCAAGATATATAACTATGATACGCAGGAAAATCAGGAATATACGCCGGAAGATATAAGGTATCACCTAAGCAAGCGAGGAGAGAATATAACTCCGGTAAAAGGCTGGGGATTCTACGGAGAAGAGATTTTTGTAAAAAACAGAAAGACGGGTGATGACATCGCTCCTATCCGCGAGGATATATTGCCTGAGGTTGAGAGCAAAACGGAAAACGTAGCTCCTATCACGGAGGATATCGCACCTATCAGAGAAGACATAAAGCCGAAAGTCTCTGAAATGAGTGGAGATATTGCGCCGGTTAGAGAGGATATCGAGGAAAAGCAGGTTAAAGCTAGTGAAAGCAACATGCATGAAAATGACATAGAATATCAAAAACTCCAGAAGAAAAAAGAAGCGGCCTGGGCAGAGTTGGGTGAGTTGCCAGAGTATATATCAAAACGCGCTGAAGAACTGTACAAAGAGCTGCAGGGAATGAAAAAGGGTGCTAGAGTATCAAGAGAGCTCGGATATATTTTAGACAACGCCTTTAATGGAGTAGACACAAAGAGCGAAAATTATGAAGAAATCAAAGACACGATTTATAAAGAAATAACAGATGCTCTCTTAAATCTACAAGCAAAGCCGGGAGGAAATAAAACAAAAGCGGAGAGGTTTATCAAAAAATCAATTGAAAGAGACTATGAATGGAAATATGCAGAAATAGACGAGATGCAGCTTGACAAGCAAGCTAAAACAAGAAGTGAACTCAGAAAGAAATTGCTTGATGGGAATAAAGAACTGTTTGAAAAAGCTCTCGACAACGCGAAGAACATATCAAGACTCAAGATGAATAATACAGACACAGTAAGAGTTACGGAGATGGTATTCGGCAGAGAGTATGGCAGGCGGATAAACGACGAAATATTCCAGAAAGCTATAGACAATGAAGCCAAAAGTATTGCATGGCAAAATAAAGAGAGAGAAGAAATAAAGAAGCTGGGAATAAAAGCCAGAGGAAACGAATCTGCCGCCGTGCAGAAATACGGCGAGGGCAAATATATGAATAAAGCAGGGGAGCTGGTCGAATACACCGACAGTGACTTAATGCTTGAGTTCCCAGAAGAAGCGACGCAGAAAAAGATAAAAAACGCAGCAAAGGTAATAAGGGAAAAATACGACACATATATCGACGAAGCAAATAAGGTTCTTACAGGCCTGGGATTCGATCCAATCCCAAAACGTAACGATTACATGAGACACTTTATGGAGCTGAACGACACTTTCTCAAGATGGGGCTTGCCGTTTAATGCGCAAAACATGAAAGAAAACGACTTGCCGACCGATATAAATGGACTTACGGAGTTTTGGTCTCCACAAAAGAACTATTTTGCAAATGCGAATGAAAGAAAAGGACTGAGGACTACATTAGACGCTATAACGGGCATAGACGGATATATAAGCAATATTGCGAACCTCATATATCATACTGAAGACATACAGAGGGGGAGAGCCTTTGAGGAAATCATCAGAGAAACATATGGCCAAGACAAAGGCTGGAAAAACTTAGAATATCTATCTGAAAAAGAGCAATCTGAAAGGGCTGCCAAGATACAGAATAATCATCTATCCAAATACGCAGCATGGGTTCATGAATGGACAAACAACATGGCAGGCAAAAAGAACAAGCTTGACAGGGCAATCGAGGAGACGTTTGGCAGGTGGGGCTTTAGCTTTCTTGACGAAATGAGAAAAGAAACAGGAGTAGGAATGATAGGCTTCAACGTTTCTTCTGCATTGACTAACTTAATCGCACCGGTCCAGGCGTCGGCCAAAACTAACAAGCTTGCCGTGGTAAAGGGCACCGCTGATACGATAAAAAACATATTTATAAAAGATGATTTTGCGGACAAAAACAGTTTCCTGACTTCTCGCATGGGCACAGAATCCATATCCAAGAGATGGTGGCAAAAAGCGAGGGATACAGGCTTTATTTTCATGAAAGGTCTTGACTGGTTTACATCTAATCAAATTGTCCGAAGCAAATACTATGAACTAAGGGCAAAAGGAATGAGTGAGGAGCGGGCCCATTCGGAAGCAGGAAAGTTTGCCGCAAGGATAATGGGCGACAGAACAAAGGGCGCCAACGCTCGGTTATATAATTCAAAGTTATTCAACTTAGTTTTCCAATTCCAGCTCGAAGTGAATAACCAGCTTTACAGCATGTTCTACGACACATATCATGAGAGCAAAGAAAACGCAAGGCAAAGCGCCGCAAGAACTGCGGCAGGAATGACATTTACGCTGGGCCAGCTGTTTGGACTAACACACGTGTTTGGAAAGGTGTTTGAAAGTGTTACAGGCTATAATCCGACGTTTGACGTTCTAGGGATATTGATGACTGCGCTTGGCGTAGGCGATGACGATGAAGAAAAGACAACGGGCGAAAGGCTCCAAGACGCCGCAGACCAATTGCTCGACGCATTGCCTTACGTAAACATCTTGACAGGAGGCGGCCGTATCCCAGTTGCCGGTTCAATTCCAAACCTTATAGGCGTGGCAAGAGGACAAGAGGATAATTACGGAAATAAGGTGACTCTTGTAAACGAGGGAAAAAAACTAATAAACCTGGTGCCAGGAGGAAATCAGCTGAGAAAAACATACCAAGGCTTAAAGATGTTCGACGAAGATCTTCCGGTCAAGGGCTCATATACTAACAGCGGTAATTTAAGATACCCGGTAGAAGATACGGTAATGAACAGGATACAGGCGGGGCTCTTCGGGCAATATGCCAATAAAAATGCAAGAAAATACTTTGATGAAGAGCGTATACCTCTTAAAACAAAAGATATAGAAGAATACAAAGAACTGAACATACCTATCGGCGATTACTGGAAATATAAAGACGAAATCAAAAAAAGAGATACCAACCCGGAAAAGGTCGATTACATAAGCAGCTTAGATTTACCGGTGAGCAAGAAGAATATTTTAGCGAATAATGTTTTAGACAGAAAAGAGAAAGTGGACCCTGATGGATATGAAGATTACGGAAGCTTTGAGGAGTTTGATTTTGCAACTAAAAACCCAGGCGAATATTCAATATCGAAAACCGTCGGCGGATACAGTTCTTACAAAAAGTATAGAGAAGAAATCAGCAGTTTCAAGGCGGACAGGGACAGCAGTGGAAAGAGTATAAGCGGAACCAAAAAAGCAAAGATTGTGAATTACATAAATAGCTTAAATACAAGCTATGGCTCGAAGCTTATTTTATATAAGATGCAGTATCCATCAGACGACACATATAATTACGAAATCGTGGAATATTTAAACAGCCAGGAATATCTAAGCTATAACGACATCAAAGAAGCTTTGGAGGCAATGGAATTTACAGTCGACAGTGAAGGGAATGTGAGGTGGTAATGAGTCATGAATAGCAAGCGTGATATAAGCGGAGTGAGGACCGCTCAAGACCTCGAACGCAAATTAGGCTTAGCAGATATAAGAAAAGCGACGGAGCAGGCGCGGATAGGCGTAACAAAAACGAATCAGACTCTCAACGATTTTATAAATACATCGCTTGAGGAGTTTATGAAACTTCAAGATAAAATTGATGACAAGGCAGAAATCTGGTTCGGAAGCGGCATGCCTAGCCTTGCAAATTACCCGGCTTCGGAATGGAATCCCGAAGACTATCAAAGCCATGTAGGCGATCTATATTACGATAGAGACACAGGATATTCATACGGCTTCAGCGAGGACAACGGATATTATGGTTGGGTAAAGATACAGGACCAGGATTTATCCGTCGCACTGGCAATAGCAGAAGCAGCGCAGGATACAGCTGACGACAAGAGAAGAGTATTTATAAGCAAACCAAATCCCCCTTATGATGAGGGGGATTTGTGGTTTGACGAAAATTCTGAAATATATATCTGTCAGAATCCGAAGACGGAAACAGAGCAATATGAGGACGGCGATTTTGTCATAGCTACAAGCTATACAGAGAAAATCAACACAGTTGACGGAAAAGTAGTAGTGCTCCAAGGCGACGTTGCAAACATAACGGGACGGCTTACGGCAGCTGAGGCGGACATAGAAAAAATTGAGACAGAAGAGCTTACGGCTATTGAGGCGGATATAGGAGAGCTGCAGGCGGAAAACGTCTCAGTAAAAGAAAGACTTACTGCGGCAGAAGCTGATATTGGCATTGTAAGCGCAGATGTGGCAGACATATCTACGCTGATGTTTGGCAGTGCGACCGGAAGCGTTCTGCAGACAGAATTTGCGGACGCAGTCATAGCGCTTATATCTGACGCAACGATAGACAGTGCAAAGATTGTCTCTTTGGTAGCTGATAAAATCACCTCTGGGCAGCTTAACACTAATAAAGTAACCGTCTGCTCTGAGAGCGGCAGATTAAATATCACCGGGGATACGATTTTAATTAAAGATGCGGATAGAACCAGAGGTCAGATAG